GCGTCGACCACGTCCGGGCGGATCTCGACCACGACGGCGCGCAGCCAGACCACGAAGTCGTTCATGTAGGGCAGCAGGTCGCCGGCGAGCATGTCGGCGAAGTGACCGAGAACCCTGGTCAGTCGTGCCAGGTTGTCGTTGAACGCCTCGCTGTCCCGCGCCTGCTGTTCCGTGAGGATGCCGAGCTGCTCGGCCTCCCGGCCGGCCTCGCGCATCGCAGCACTGCCGCCCTTGAGCATGTTGATCATGCCGGCGCCGGAGCGACCGAACAGGTCCTGGGCGATCGTCACCCGCAGGGTCGGGTCCTCGACCTTGGCGATCGCGTCGGCGACCTCATACATCAGCTGCTCGGCCGACTTCATCTTGCCGGAGGTGTCGGTCACCCGGATGCCGAGCCGGTCGAAGGTGTCGCCGGCAGCGCCGATGCCCTGGGCCGTCTCGCCGGCAGCGTTCAGCAGGAACCGGATGCTGTCCCGCAGCTGCTCGGTCGCCACGCCGGACAAGCCCGCGTGGTACTCAAGGCGCTGGAGCGCACCGATGCCGACCCCGAGCTTGTCGGCCGTCTTCGCCAGCTCGTCCGCCGCCCCGGCCGACCGCTTGACCAGGGCGAACAACCCGCCACCGACGGCGCCGATCGCGGTGGCCGCGATGCTGCCGAACCGGACCGCCTCGCGCCCGACCCGCGCCAGGCCGACGCCCAGCTCCCGGGTCGCGGCGCCCACCCTGTCCAGGCCGGTCGACCGGCCGATCCGGCCGACCGCCTCGCCGATGCGCCGCATCGGGGCGGTCGCCCGGTCGAGCACCTGGAAGACGAGCTTGAGGTTGAACTCCTGCACCGGTCAGCCCTGCCGCTGCTTGTGGATGTAGCGCGCCCCGTCGTGCCAGCGGAGGAGGTCGCCCACGCGCATCGCCCGCAGCTCGGACGGCTGGGTGTGGAACGTGTAGGCGACCTCGAACATCAGTTCCCGCCAGTTGCGAGGAACGCGGGCATAAAACCCATGACCGCCTTGCCGAGCGCCGGCAGGTCGGCGGCCGAGATCTGCTTGGCGCTGGACGGCGGGATGCCGGCCATGCCGGCCACCACCTTGGTGATGGTGCCGAGCTTGAGCTTGACCTCGCCGCGGCCGTCGGCGCCGCCGCCGATCGCGATCTCGACGTCCTCCAGGACCTCCAGCGTCGGCTCGTTGAGGGTCAGCTCCTTGAGCGTCTCGCCGTGCGCCTGGATCGGCTTGGTGAGCGGGACCTTGACCGCGTCCATCAGCTCATCTCCTCGGCCGACAGGCCCTCGAAGCGGACGGCCAGGTTCGCGTCCTCGGTCGAGCCAGTGCCGTCGCCGGCGTACCAGGCGTCGCGCAGCACGATCGTCTTGCCGTTCGCCAGCTCCAGGGTGACGGTCACGCCGTCCAGCTCGTGGAACTTGCGGACATCGATGTCGCCGCGGTCGGTGATCTCGCCCTGGATGTACGGGACCTTCGGCAGCTCCTTGTAGCCGTGCACGGCGTCGTGCCCGACGATCGCGTCGCGCTTCGGGGCGCCGAGGTCGTAGGTGAACGCCCCCTTGGCGTCGTACTGCGCGCCGTCGACCTTGAAGAAGATCGTGCCGGCGCGCCGGTTCGGGTTGGCCATCGGGTCCTCCGGGTTACAGCAGGAACTGGATCTGGACGCCGGCGACGCGGAACTGGTTCACCAGGTCCGGCGGCAGGCGCCAGTCGAGACGGTCGGGATCGGCGGCGTTGCGCTCGCAGATCAGCTCGGACTTGAACTGGTCGATGCCTTCGACCAGGCCGCGCTCCTCCCACACCCGGAACCGGGCGATGGCCTCGGCCTTGCCGAGCTTCGGCGTGATGATCGCCTGGCCCGGGCCGAAGCGGGTGCCGTCATTGGCGAGCTTGTGGCGCGGGTACTTCCGCAGGATGTAGTTGCGGAAGTCGTAGCGGAGATACGCGAGCGTCCGGATCGTGTTGACGTTCAGGTAGGCGATGTCCTCCGCCCCCTGCGCGTTGACCTTGTAGGTCGTGATCGCCCGCTGCACCCGGACCAGGCCGCCGGCGTCGACCATGTGCGTCGAGATCCCGTCGTAGAGCAGCAGGTTGTTCTCTTCGAGGGTGAACCGGTCGATCGGCTTCGGCGCCAGGACGCCCTTCAGCTCCAGGGTCTGCAGCGGCCGGGCCGGGTCGATGTTGGTGTGGTAGCTGTCGACCGCCGCGATCGCCGCCGCCCAGTCGTAGACCGGGCTCGGGCTGCCGGACGCGTTCATGATCGCCAGGTGCTGGGAGTTGCGGCTGTCGCCGAGGGTGCCCAGCGCGGCGTGGCTGCCGTTCGCCGCGGTCCAGGCGATGCCCTCGTTCTGCTTGAGCGGCCCCCACCGGTTCAGCAGCTCGCCTTCGACCGACGCCAGGTTCGCGGCGTCGGTGTAGGGCACCACCATGGTGTTGTACTGCTCGTCGCCGATCGCCGGCCAGACGACCGAGACGTCCGGGTTCGTGGTGCCGCCGGCGAGCGCGGTGACGGTGACCGTGAGACCGGTCGGCAGCGCCTCGCCGTCGTAGTAGTTGAGCCGGACGTCGAGGGTGTTCCCGACCTCGCCCTTGTGGCGGGCGGTCAGGTTCACCTTCTCGGCCGTCACCCCGTCCACCGCGGCCGTCACCGGCAGCGAGGTGTCGGCCGCGATCGCGTCGGCGATGTTGGTCGCGACGTCTGCCAGGGTGTCGGCGGCTGACACGCCGACCTGGACCCGCCGGCCGGCGATGTACAGGTTCACGGTCCCGGCCGCCACGGCACCGCCGACCAGCAGGGAGCCGGCCGCGGCGACGCCGGCGCCGTTGTCGTCGAGCGCGATCGCCCAGGTCTCGGTCAGGCTGTTGTTCTTGAACAGCGTGGCGAGCATGGAGGCGATCATCGACCCGGCGCCGAAGTAGGTCGCGGCCTGGGTCGCGTTGGTGACCCGGGTCGGTACGCCCGCGGCGACGGTGCCGGCCGCCAGGCGCTGGCCGATCACCAGCGTCTTGAACGGCATCAGGGCCGGCCCGCTGACCGCCCGGCTCGGGTCGAACTCGACGTAGACGAACGGGACCCGGATGTTCATGGGCACTTCGTTGAAGCTGATCGCCATGGCTTACTTCCCTTCCAGGACGGCGAGGGCCTGATCGACCTCCTCGCGGGTCACGCGCCGGCCGAGCTCGTCGGCCAGGTGTTTGAGCGACGGCTTGCCGTCGGCGGTGAAATGCCCGGGGCCATCCCGATCGAGGCGCTCGATCGCACCGACAAGCTCGGCGAGTGCGACCGACTCGGCGGCGCTCTCCTCCGGGACCAGGACCAGGTCGCCGGTGTTGATCCGGCGCCGGTAGTAGGTCGCGTCCTCGACGGCCTCGCCGCCGGCGTGGATGTGCCGCCGGTGCGTGGCGTGCCGGACCTTGAGCCCGGCCGCCGGCCGGACGAACAGCTTGCTCATGGTGCCTCCAGGGTGAACATGTCCTCGGCGTCCACGACGCCGTCGGTCGGAGCCAGGTCCCACCGCACGTTGCCGGTAATGAAGTCGTCGAGCTGGCCCGGGTCGGCCGCGACGATCTCCTGCGTGTCGATCGACAGGCGGGCACCGTGACAGAGCACGCCGGCGAACATCACCGGCCCGAAGTCGTCGAGCTGGAGCCCGGACCGGCCGTCCACGGCGGTGGTCTCGCACACGTCGCCGAGGGTCTCGTCCCACCGGAACGCTGCCCGCACCTGCTCGACCAGGTTCGAGAACTCGAGTTCGGTTCCGGCATCGTCGTCGAGGGAGTGGTAACCGCGGACCGACCACCGGTGGATGTTGCGTACCGTGTTGGTGGTGTCGGGCAGCTCCCGCGTGGAGACCCGGGTCACCAGCCAGCCGCGGATCCGCGGGCCGTCGGCGTACAGCTCGCGCAGCTTGTTCATGGTCGCGAGGTACCGCTCGTAAGCGTGGACGCGGCCGACGTCGGGGACGGCCGAAACCTTGGCGACGATCGCCGCGCGGATGGTGCCGATCGTCACTTGCCCCTCCGCAGCCGCTCGGCGATCCGTTCGCGGGCTCGCGCGAAGATCGTCTGGATCGACCGCTCGGCCGAGGCGATGCCCTTGGTCACCATGTGCGCGCCCTCGGTGCCGCGCTGGGCGATCTTGCGGGCGATCACGAAGCCGACGCCGCGGGCCTCGGCCGGCGAGAGACCGAGC